TGGTGTCTAGTACCTAAATATCACCAATGGCGTTATGCTCAACCTAGTATGCCTTGGTATCGTTCTATGAGATTAATTTACCAAGACGACAGAACATGGCGTGAAGTCATTGAAAGTGTTGCTACCCAAATATAATGGGCATGGGTGATTGGATCATGGCATCAGGTGATGCTAAAGAAGCTAACGAAAGAACTGGTAAAAAAGTAAAGTTAGGTGATGGCGTTAGAATGTCTTGGGATGGTCAAGTATTTAGTAATAATCCAAGAATGGCTAGTAATAGTGATTTAGATGTCGTATGGGTTAAGAATTATCAAGGGCATAGACCGTATTTAAAAGGCACAAAAAATGGTCGTATTTTATTTAATGATAACTATAAACCTAAACTTGGTGAAATATATTTTAGTAACAAAGAAAAGCAACTCATAGATCAAATTAAAGGTGACTACATTGTAGTAGAGCCTAATGTTAAAAAGACTTATATTCATACAGTCAATAAGTCATGGGATAAATGGGAATCATTACTTAAACATGATTTACCATGGCTACAATTAGGTGATGTTACTACCACTAAATACACAAGATGGAAAGAAACACCTACTTTTAGAAACGCATTACAAGTATTAAGCAAAGCAAAGTTATTTGTAGGGACAGATGGTGGTTTACATCATGCAGCAGCAGCTTTAGGCATACCATCTGTTGTTATTTGGACAGGATTTACTTCACCAAGGCACTTAGGATATGATACCCATAGAAATATACATGACGGTTCAGAGCCATGTGGGACTTATGATAGCGTATGTAAACATTGCCTTCTAAAAGCGAAAGCAATCACCGTAGAACAGGTTTTAGATGCAGTTAATACTGAGTGGCATAGAACGCAGAGATAACGTCTTAAAACGCTTACAAACGCATTGTAAGGGTACTTTAACTAGAGAATGGGATGGTAAGTCTATTCCTGTAGTTGTTGGTAATTTACATGGTGCTGACAAAATACAAATAGAGTGTAGAAAGCAAAATATACCCTATATTCTCATAGATCATGGTTACTTTCACAGAGAAATGGATTTATCTTGGGCTAGATTCTGTGTCAATAATTACCATTGCACAGATTGGCGAGATTCAGATAGGGAAATACCAGAAGTTAAAGAATATCGGTCAGGTGAACATGTAGTAATACTACCACCTGCTGACAAAATAGCATATATCTATCAAGCATACGATTGGTTAGATAAAACTGTAGAAGAAATACGCAAATATACAGAACGTAAAGTCATAGTCAAACGTAAAGGTGAAGGTGACTTTAATCAAGCTGTAAAAAATGCTCATGTTGTTGTAAGTTTTGGTAGCGTAGCAGACGTACAAGCAAGTATTTATGGTATTCCGGTGATTGTTTCAGAACATAGTCCAGCAATACCTATTTCAAACAAAATTCAAGATATAGAAAATTTAACATACCCAGATAGAACTGAATGGTTACGTTCACTAGCAAGTGCTGAATGGCATAGAGACGAAATGGACAAATGCTGGGAAAGATTAAAAGGACAATTAGATGGCATTAACTAACTACACCACGTTTACAGCTACAGTAGAAAGCTACTTAGCTCGTAATGACTTGACAAGTGTTATACCTGATTTCGTTCAGATGGCACAGTTAAGATTAAGTCGTGATTTAAGAACAGAAAGAATGTTAAAGGTAGCAACGACTAGCCCAACTGATAACAAAGTATCTTTCCCATCTGACTTTTTAGAGTTAAGAGAGATACACTTTCAAGGTAATCCACCTATTAGATTAGAGTATCAATCACCTGACTTGTTTTTCCGTAACGGACAAACAACATTATCAGGTCAATCACATTACTTTACTATGTTAGGCACAGAGTTCCAATTTGCACCAACACAAGATACATCTTATACCATACAAATTTTATACTATGCTCAACCTACATTTATTTCTAGCACAACAGCTAGTAACTTGTATTTAGCATACTACCCAGACGCTTTACTTTACGCAACATTAGCAGAAGCAGAGCCTTATCTTATGAATGACCCAAGAATACAAACTTGGTCAGCTTTATATGATAGAGCCATTGCTAATATTAAGAAAAGCGACTTGGGACAAACTTATCCATACACAACATTAAGCGTAACACCACGCTAATTTAACAAAGGAAAATATCATGGCAGAAATGAGCAATTATTTAGAGAACGCACTTATAAATGCAACTCTAAGAGGCACAACTTTTACAGCAGTCGCAACACCATACGTCGCTTTATTTACATCAGACCCAACAGACGCTGATACAGGTACAGAAGTATCTGGTGGTTCTTATGCAAGAACAGCAGTAACTATGGGATCACCATCTAACGGAGTTTCTACAAACTCTGCTGACGTAACATTCCCAACAGCAACAGGTTCATGGGGAACAGTAGGCTGGATTGGTATTATGGATGCTTCTACATCAGGCAATCTTTTATACCACACAGCGTTAGATTCATCTAAAACTGTTGCTTCTGGTGATATATTTAAAATCTCAACAGGCAATCTTTCAGTTACATTAGCTTAAGGATAAAACATGGCTCTAGTCTTAAAAGATAGAGTTCAAGAAACTACTACAACTACAGGCACAGGCACAGTTACGTTAGCTGGTGCTGTATCTGGGTTTCAATCATTTTCTGCTATAGGTGATGGTAATACTTGCTATTACGCTATTGTAGGTGGAACTGAATGGGAAGTAGGTCTAGGAACTTATACATCATCAGGCACTACTTTATCTAGAGATACCATATTAGAGTCTAGTAATAGTGGAAGTGCTGTAAACTTTAGTGCAGGCACAAAGAACGTATTTGTAACCTATCCTGCTGAAAAAAGTATTTACCAAAACGCATCTGGTGTAGCTAATCTTACATCTACAGATGTGACTACAGCATTAGGATATACACCTGTTACAAATGCTAGAACACTTACAATTAATGGTACATCTTATGACTTAACAGCAAATAGAACATGGTCAGTAGGCACAGTTACTAGCGTTGCAGCTTTAACATTAGGAACAACTGGTACTGACTTATCATCAACTGTAGCTGATGGCACAACAACACCTGTTATTACCTTAAACGTACCAACAGCTTCTGCTACAAATCGTGGTGCATTATCCTCTACAGACTGGTCAACATTTAATAATAAACAAGCTGCTTTAGTTAGTGGCACAAATATTAAAACTGTCAATGGTACTACATTACTTGGTTCAGGTGATTTAGGTACAATTGGTTCAGCGTATGGTGGCACAGGGTTTTCTACATATGCTACAGGTGATTTAATATATGCTTCAGCAACTAATACATTATCTAAATTAACAGCAGGTACTAATGGTCATGTTTTAACATTATCAAGTGGTGTTCCAACATGGGCAGCAGCAGGTGGTGGCTCTATGGTATATCCTGGAGCAGGTATAGCAGTATCTACAGGCACATCATGGGGTACATCTCTTACAGCTCCTACAGGTGCTATTGTAGGTACAACAGATACTCAAACACTATCAGGTAAGACACTTACAGGAACTAAAGAAACTGTATTTACTATTACAGATGGTGCTGCATTTGAAATTAATCCTGCTAATGGTGGTATTCAAGTTGTTGTATTAGGTGCAAGTAGAACTCCTAAAGGCACAAATTTTACAGCAGGACAATCCGTCACATTACTCATTGATGATGGAACTGCCTACTCAATTACATGGACTGATGCTACTTTTGGAACAGGTGGAGTTAAATGGGTAAGTGGCACAGCACCAGTATTAGCAACATCTGGTTATACTGTGGTTGAACTTTGGGAAGTAGGTACACAAGTGTACGGAGCATTAGTAGGGACAGTTGTATAATGCTACATCATTTTAATAGAGCTACAACAAATATACAACCTACTTTTATAGGGTCATCTACATTACGAAGTACATCTGCAACACCAACTGTTACAGCTATTGCCAACGTACAAGCAGGTGATTTACTAATAGCCTTTATTGTGAATAGTAATCAAGCAGCTACATTCGATGGTTCTAGTGACGGATGGACATTAAGGGCAACTAATACTGGTGCAGCTAACGTATGGTATTTATTGACTAAAGTAGCTACTGGTTCAGAAGCATCTTATTTGTTTAGAGTTAGTACTGGAACACTTACTCTTTCTGTTCTTGCTTATAGAGGTTGCGAACCTTGTCAAGTTCAGGTTGGAACAACTACATTTGCCAATTCGGCTACACAAACAGGAGCATCTATAACAGCCTCTAATCAGGGCACATTATTATTTTATTCATACGTTGAATCAGCTTCTACTGTTACTACAGCACCATCTGGAATGACACAACGTGTTGCTCAAACAGCCAATTCACCTTCTGCTTCAGTATATGAACTAGCTAATGTAAGTCAAACAACTGTTACAGGTGATAAAACTATAGTTTATAGTACATCAGGACAAGGTGCAGGTGTTTTAGTCCAAATTAAAACAGCACAAAGACAAGTTATAACACCACAATATATAGCACAAGCTAATGCAGCTACTACAGTAGCTAGTACTGATTTAACAATAAATAAACCTACAGGCACAGTAGAAAATGACCTTATGGTTGCTTTTATACAGGCTAGTAATAACAATACTTGGTCTTTATCTGGATGGACATCTGTATCATCTGATAATGGACAAGCAATTTTGTATAGAGTAGCAGGAGCATCAGAAGGGTCTTCATATACTTTTGTACAAAGTTTATCAAATACATCTCAAGGAGTCATAGCAACTTTTAGATACTGTAGTTATGATGCAGTAGGAACTGTTCTTACTACTGCCTCTGCTTACCCTTCAGTTACAACAGCATCAAAATATCAATTATGTATAACTTTTGGTGGTAGACATGCTTCTACTACTTTTACAGCTCCAGCAGGAATGACCACTATATTTAATACTACTAGTGCTCCTTCTATAATTATAAGTTATATTAATGCTGTAGGAAATGGAACATTTTATGGAACAAATACAGCAAGTGGTTCTGCTAATGTACGTTCAGTATCAATTGCACTAAAAGGTCTAGTATCATCATAAGGAAAAATTATGTTATATATAAAAACAAATACATTAGGTGAAGTTGAAAAATATCCATATTCAAAAGATGAGCTACGTCAAGATAATCCTAATGTATCTTTTTCTGGAAGTATGTCAGATAGTGTTTTAGCTGAATGGAATGTATTTCCAGTACATACTACACCTTACCCACAAGTAGACTATAAAAAGAATGTAAAAGAATTATCACCTATACTTAATAACAATGAGTGGCATCAAGTGTTTGAAGTGACAGATGCAACAGCAGAAGAGATTGCAGAAAGAGAAGCAAATTTACTAGCTCAAGCAAAACAAAATCGTGCTGAAGCATATAGAAATGAGTCAGACCCAATCTTTTTTAAATGGCAAAGAGGTGAGGCTACTGAACAAGAATGGTTAGATAAAGTAGCCGAAATTAAACAACGCTGGAGCTAATATATGTTTGGTATAAGTGCATTATCACAATTACCATTTAGCTCTTTAGCTGGAAATACGCTACTAGGTTCTGCTAACATTACTGCTGACGCTACTGTCACAGCTTTAGCCTATAGAATACAATTTGGTAACGCATCTATTACATCTGACGCTACAGTCAGTTGTTTAGGCAATAGTATATTTGATGCTGTAGGTGTTATTACAGCAGACGCTAATGTAACTGCAAGTGCTATAGTTACACCGGTTACAGATAATGCAGCAGATATATCATGTATTGCTACAGTTACAGCATTAGCAACCAAATTAGCATTTGGTAATGCATCTATAGATGGCACAGCAACAATTACAGCATTAGGTAGTTTATTATTTGACGCTTCTGCATCTGTCAATAGTAACGCTACAGTATCTGCATTAGGAAGTTTAGTATTAGATGCAACAGGTTCTATTAATGGTTCTGCTACAGTTACAGCAGATGCTATTAAGATACTTATTGGCTTTGGTTCAATAAATGCTACAGCTACAGTTACTGCTAACTCTGAATCTGTCATTTATGGTCAAGCATATATAGATGGTAATGCAGATGTTACTGTCAATGCAGTAGTTACATATTCAGCAACAGGTATATTTACAGTCTTTGGTGATGTAAGTGCAAAAGGAATGATTATTGGTGAAGAATGGTCACCTGTAACTCCAGGAACAGATACTTGGTCTGCAATCTCACCATCTACAGATATATGGACAGA